TATCAATCGCACCATTGGCGGCACCGAATATAGCCTCTTTCAGTGCGCCAACTTTACTCACGACGCCGTTTATTACGCCGTCCATAATGTTGGCGCCAAAGCTCATAAAATTGCCGATGACTTGTGGGAAGAAATTAATGATGTCAGCCAGCCATAAGCCAAAGCGCTTACCTGCGCCGGTGGCATTATCAAGCTCGGCAGCGGTGGCGTTAATCGGGGTAAGTAAATCTGTTACCCATTTCCAAACAGTACCGAGCACACTGGCAATACCGTCCCAAATTGGCTTAAGCGGCATTAATGCGCTACCCAGTGCAGTAAAAGCAGGGCCAAGTGCTTCGGCTACAGGCGCTAAACCTTCTTGCAGCCCTTGCCAAAAGCCGACAAAAAAAGCTTTGATGGGTTGCCAATACTTATAAACTGCCAGCGCGCCCAAGCCGATGGCCGTTACCAGTAGGCCAATAGGGTTAAGTAAGGCGGCACGGCCGACGAATAGCAGTGTTTGTCCAACGAGTCTAAGCGGGCTCATTACGCTAGAGATAAGCACTCGGCCAACTCCTCGCATGCTGGCTTTAAAGCCATTCCACAAAGTACCAAAAGGGCCGTGGGCTTGGACATAAGCGCGCATTGCCGCAGCGGAACTCTGTATACCGCTCGCAGTCGATTTGATTGCCTTCCCTGCATTTACGGCTGCTAATTTTGAGCCCGAGACGACGGCTAGCCACTGCGCTTTAGCGAATGCCACCGTTGCAGCTCTAGCCTGCAAAAAGCGAGGCCCAATACGCTTTAATGAGACGTTCCACCGGTCGAGTGTTGCAGCAACTTGTTTAAATGCTGGTAAGGTATTTTTAGGATCGCTTTGCTTCCATAACGCCCCGATACCTGCCCATGCGCCTTTAAAGTTAGTGGCTTTACCTATCACGCCCGTAACACTTTTTGATAGTCTACCAAAGGCGCTACCTTGTTTTTCTGTTGGGGATAATAACCCCATCAAATTGATGCCCAGCACAGATGTACTGTACTTGAGCAAAGCAATCGGGCCTAAGATGCCCGCTAGCATTAATGTCAGTGTACCGCCAGCAACGGCTAGCGCGCCCACGCCTATAGCGACTTTAAATAAGGTGCCAGTGAGTTCGGGGTTGGCTTTTATCCATGTGCCAAGCTTTTCGGCCATTTCGCCCAGCCAGTTAACCAACTGTTTCAGCTCTGGTGCAACCGCTTCGCCCACGTTAACGAGCGCGTTGGTAAAGGTTCCCGTGGCGGCATCCCATAGGTTGGTCAGAGTATTTAGTTGCGCATTCACCCGGAGTTGCAGTGATGCCTGCGCTTCCATCTTTGCGGCGGTTTCACGGTAGCCGGCAATGCCCTTGTCAGTCATTAGATTAAGCACTGATAAGGTATCGCCATCGTTACCGAATATAGTGCTGAGAATGGGTAGGCGGTCTTCTGTGCTCAGCCCTTTGATTTTCTCTAATTGTTTGAACATGTTGTCTAGCCCAGCAAACTCACCTTTACCGTCGGTAAAATCGAGCTTAACGCCCATGTCCTCAAGCATTTGGTTAGCAATACCGACCTTTGACTTATCCATTGAGAGTCTAAATACTTTGGCATAAGCGTTACCTGCAACCTCGCCCGCTAACCCTGCTTGGTCAGCCATGACGGTCAGCGGAGTCAGTAGTTTTGCTGCCTCAAGCCCTTTTTTTCTCAGAATCGGCAGTGCGGCACCCATTTTGGTAAAGCTTTGCAGCATATTGTTTTTATCAACACCGAGATAATATGAACGTTGAATCACGTCCATCAGGCTCATCATGTCTTTTTCTGCTGTGCCAGTGGCATCCTGTAATTTAGACGCAAATTCTGCCGCCTCATTAAATGGCAACTTCATTTGAACGCCTAAAAAAGCGGTCGCTTCGCCTAGCCCGCCTAAAATCGCTTTTGGTGACATACCCTGCTGAATAAGGGTTGTCATCATGTCCTGAAAGTCGGCAGTAGTGCCAGGGAGTTTGTTACCGAGCTGAGTTGCTAGAGCATTAATCTCGGCAAACTCTTTACGCACAACACCGCCCGCCCCCATCATCGAGACTTTAAGCCCAGTGGCAGCGGTTTCTGCTTTTGAAAACTCAATAATAGGGATTGCAGAGGTCGCCCCAATGGCAGCACCAGTGGCCACCATGCCAGCGCCTTTGCCTGCAAGATCGCCCTGTAATGCCTTGGCTTTTTGATAACTTGCGCTGGCATCGCTGAGGCGCTTTTGCTGCCTTGAAACTGCTTCGAGCTTCTTTCGCTGCAGCTCCATTACATCGGTTGTGCGTTCTATTTTTTCTTTGAGCTCTTTTTGGGCGTCGCCGAGTTTTCTGGTATCGATACCAGATGCTCGCAGTTCTTCGCGCACTTGCTTATGGCTGGTGACTAACTTGCCACGCGCTATTTTAAGGTTTCGTAAGGTTTGGATGGATTGTTCGTGTTCTTTCCTCAGTGCTTTACTGGGGTTTTGGCTTTGTTTCATTTGCTCGTCGAGGAGTTGCATTTTCTTTTGCGCTGTGACGAGTTCTTGCGAGGTAATACTTAGGCTACGGCTTACTTTTTTGTAGCCATCTATTTGGGCTGACTGCTTATTGAGTTCTTTAAGTTTATCGCGCGTTGCTTTCAGCTCCCCCGAGACACTGCCGCTGGCTTGGCGGATTTTTTTAAGTGGCCCTGTGACTTTATCGACCATGTCCAGCAGCAGTTTTAACTCAAGTTTTTTTGACATTCATGGCCTCACTTTGATGGGGGGTGTTGCAGGTTCCAGCGGGATATGGCTTTCTCGTGCCAGCACATGAGCTCGTTAATCTCCATGGCGTACATTTCACTGGGTGGCCAATGGAACACCATGGCGATATCCGCCATGGTGTCGTCTACGCAGCTTGGGAGGGCTAGCGCATTTTCTTTGGGATCAAAAAACTGGTGACTTCCCCCGCGAGCTGCACAAAGTCTTCTGGTGCAAGGTCTTGCACTTCTTCTTTAGTGAGTACGGGTGAGCTGATACGCGGCAGTAAATTCGACATGGCATTTACATCCATGTTGAGAATATCCACTACGTTGAGGCCGCGCAGTTCACCCGTCTTAGGTTTGCGCAGTTGAATGGTGGTGATCTCTTCTTTGCCACGAGTAATAGCGTTATCTAAAGTGACGGTTTTGTGTGTGGTTTCTGACATTGTTAGACCCTCTGTTATGGCCAGGATGGCCGGTATGCGGCTTGAGGGCAGAATGCCCGGTGCCGCCTAATTAAAAAATGCCCGCATACTGTTATGTATTGCGGGCTAAGATTGGTATTAACGTTTTAAGCCCGAGTTATAACCCGATGGCTTTGCGGTGTTCTGCCATCATGTCGACGCCATTGATGATCTCAATGCCGTTAACGGTATCAACTTCAACAAGCACTTCACCGCCTGCCGTTTCTTTGTAGTAAGTGCACGTCATAGTGGCTTTGGTTTGGCTGTTGTCGCCGGTTTTGTAACTGCCGCGATCAAGCTCTTTGTAACGGCCACGGCATACGATTTCGACGGCTTGCACTTCACCGGTGTCGTCGCGCTGGAATGAACCCGCAAAACGCAGCTGAACACCATCAATCTTGCTGGCCGACATCTGCTTAACGAGCTGGGCTTCATAGCCGCCTAAGGTGAATTCGACACCTAAGGCGTCATCATCCAGCCCCATATCGATATCAGCCGCACCGGGCATGCCGCCGCCACGGTATTTTTCAAATTTGCGGCTTAGTTTGGCGGGGGTAAATTCTTCCGCCACACCTATCCAGTTTTGACCATCACCGAATAGGTTCAGGTGCTTGAGTTTTCTTGGTAAAGCCATGGGTTATCCTTAGGCCGCAGCGACTGCGGACGCGAAGTCGACCAAATAACGGTCGGTAATTTTTTGACGGAAGGTTAAATCTTCCAGCGGAGGCACTGGGGTGTAGTCGTAATCGATATACAACTTACCGGCCTTGATGGTGCTGACGTCGTTAACGTCTTCGCTGTACCACGCTTGGCCGTCAACGATATACCCTAGGCCTTTTAACTCGCGTAACTTAGCGTTAATGCCTTCGATGATGTCTTTAACCAATGTTGGGGTCATTGGCTTATCAACGGCCCACATATGTGCGTCAGCAATGGTGTCAGCCAACACTTGCGCGGTGCGGGTGTAGTTTTCAAACTGGAATAAGGGATCTTCTGAACAGGTGCGTGAGCCCCAAAAACGGAAACCTGATTGGTTAATCAAGGTGGTAATGTCGTTGCTGTTTAGGTAGCCAGCATCGGTAGAAGGATCTTGCAAATCCCAGTACACGGGTTTGCTTAAACCGGTAACGCCGTTAACAGTGACGTTCGATAGGGTTTTGTGCCAACCGACTTCTTTGTCGATACGCGCGCGTAAACCTAATGCGCGAGCGGTCGCTGTCGCGTTTACACTTGCGGCGGCAACGGTATCAAAGGCAACAAACTCAGGCCAAATGATCATCACTTCACGATCGCCAAAGTTTTCACGGTAAGCCACGGCTTCTTCTTTGGTGGCACAGCCATAGGCGCTGATATAAGCAAAGGCGCGCAGCTTTTTAGCGGTCGCAGCAAGTTCTGTGGCAACTGGCAAGGTATCTAATCCTGGAGTGCCAACAATGCGAGGCTTAACGCCAAGTAATGACTGTGCAGCCAGCAATGCTTTAAGGCCTGTATACTGCCCTTGTGGGGTTACAGTGCCGACAATATTCGCCGTTGTGGCGGTTTCATCCGCCCCCTGCTCAACACGCACCACAACGGTAAGTGTATTCACTTGAGCGGCAATGCCCTCAAGCGTTGGTTTTAACGTACCTAAGGTGCCTGCTTTACCAATAGCTTGCATAACATTGGTTAGCAATACTGGGGTGTTTAGCGGGAATAGTGTTGCATCAGCATCGCTGGCGGTGCAGACAATGCCGATGACTGAGGTTGATACTGTACGAATAGTTCGGGTGCCATCATTGACTTCAATGACGCGGACCCCGTGGTGATAATCCATAATAAGCTCCGGTGCTGTGGGTTTTGCAAAACTAAGCAGGGCTAAGCTTGCAGAGCACACCGGAGCGGTGCTACTGGTTTGAGTGGTAAGAGTCGTTTATTGACCTAAAAACCTCTGATCATTCATCAGTAGCGACAGGATAGCGCTGCTTGATCTCGACCACTTTATCGCGCCAATGTTGCTCGCTTTCTGGCGTTTGGTCGTATTGCCACTCCATATAAAGCGGGTCTGACTCTTCTCGATACGCAGCCTTACGTTTTTCGATGTTTTGCGACAATTCAAAGTCACACTGAGCGAGCACAGAATTAACCTGCTCAGTGCTCATGCCTAAATTGTTCATGTATTCACGCGACACATCAGTGTGCGATACGCCGTTAAATAAATAGGTGAATTTTTCATTCATTGCTGTTTCTCCTGAACGGCTTGCTAAGCAAAGCCTTTTTTAGGTTGTAAGTATTGGCATGGCTTGCGTGTCCTAGCCATGATTGGATGGTTTGCTTTATCTCCACTAGATTGATCTCGCCTTCACCAAACTTCCTATGGAACTGCTTTATCTTGGCTTTTATTCGATTGACGCTGCACTTTCTTAATAACCTATGGCCGGAGTAAATTCGATACCCCAGAAAATCTAAGCTTCTACCTTGACTGGTTGAAATGGGAAAAACTTGCGTCTTACTGTTAGTTTTGAGCCTGAGATGTTGATGCAAAAATGTTTCTATCTCATGCCTCCACGCATGGAGCTTGGTTTTATCCTGGTGCACGATGACAAAGTCATCCATATAGCGCACGTAGTTTTTCGCCTTTAGATTGTGCTTAACAAATCTATCAAGCTCATTGAGATAGATGTTGGCAAATATCTGGCTCGTTAGGTTACCCAGCGGAATACCTACGCCGAGCGCATCACTCGGGCTGTTGTCAATGATATAAAACAGCAACGCTTTGGTGCGCTCGCATTGTATTTTTGCATTTAGCAGCGATTTAAGAATGTGGTGATCAATGCTAGAAAAATAACGACTAATATCCGCCTTAAGCGCATAAGCTTTGCCGTGTTTTTGCTCCACACGCTTGATAAAAAGCTGCGCTCTATCAGCGCCTTTATGCGTCCCTTTATTGCGCCTGCAGGCGTAAGAGTCGTGAATATACTGCTGGTCAAAAAGCGGCTCTATGATGTTGTAAATCGCACGATGCACCACCCTGTCTTTAAAATGTGGCGCCGAGATTAATCTACGCTTTGGCTCAAAGACATAAAAGTGATGGTATGGCGACATTTCATACATACCCCACATTAACTCGTTTTGAATTTGAATAACGTTCTCTTCAAGATGATTGAAGAATGCCAGTGTTGCATTGGCCTTTGTTTTACCTCTGCGACATTGGTAAGCCGCATTCAAGATATTTTCAAAGCTGTAAATTTGCTCAAAAGAGCAACCAATTGACGCATCAATTGGTTTGATTTTTGTTTCAGCAATAGCTGAGGCGACTGCATCCTTTTCATTGTTGCACTGGCAGTATCCCGTAAGATGCTTGCTTCTGGCGTAATCAAGAGCTGGACGGAAACCGATGTTGCTGTTCACATTCGAGCGCGGATTGTTCAAGTTGAGCGCACCCAGCCCGGCGTTCGTGCCGTTGTTCCAGTTGCCACCGCGGATAGGGAACCGGTCCCGCATATTCATAATGCAATCGCCTGTTGTTTGGTTTTAACAGACTTTATCCAACCGCCTATCATGCGACCTATCTCGACGAGCTTTTCAATCCATATCTGATACTTTTTAAGATCGACATAGCGCAAGTCTTTTGCCAGTCGAACTTGTCGCTTCAGAATGGCCAACTCAATGTCGAGATCGGTGAGCGTGGTCTTTTTGTGATAACGTTTAAAAGCTGTGATAACTAAACGCTGCAATTGCAGCATAGACAAACGAATTTCAGCGCCCAGTACATGTGTTTCATGCTTAGGGAACTGCTTTAACGCTTGATAGCCGTACAACAACATTTCTCGGCATTTATCTTCAATAAGTAAGGCGGTCAATCTGCCTCCAAGAGTAAGAGAACAGCTGCGCTATCGCGCAGCACACAAAGATTCAGGCTTCACTACACAAAGAAAGCTGGACGGAAACCGAAGTTGCTGTTCACATGCGAGCGCGGATCGCTCAAGTAGAGCGCACCCAGCCCGGCGCCCGTGCCGCCGCCCCAGCCCCCGCGGACAGGGAACCGGTCACCGTAGTTTCTCGCGGCAATGTAACCCCCGACCGTTGATGTGGTGGCCGATTCAATTAACAGCTTGCGCAATAGCTCGTTAGGCACGTAGCTCACTGCTTTAGTGATTGCAGCAAAGTGCGAGGCGGTTAAGTATGGGTAATCGTTTGAATCGTCATTCATAGGACCGTTGCGCTTAGTCACTGCATTGCTGAGGATTGGCGCGCCAGCGCTGCCCGCGCCAGTTTGGTTATCAGTAGGTGAATCAAAATAAGCAGCGTGTTTGTGCCAGTTTGCTTCAGCCACTGCAGGGTTATTGTCCAGCGTGGTAATAATCTGACCATCATCTAACTTAAATTGATCTAACCATTCCCAAACGTTGCCCACTAAATCACACACGCCAAAATTGGTATGGTCATGGTTCCAAGTTGCGGGCCCTTTACCGGTGTCCGTTCTACCTGTACCGCTTACGTCTCCGGGTGCACCATTATCGGAGCGACGTGCGGTTTCCCATTTCTTCTCGTGCGAGCGACCGTAGTTTGTGTTGCCGCGCGGTACGGTTCCATTAGCGAGGGACCATAGCGCAATAGCTGCCCACTCGTGCACTGACATCATGTGCCAATTTGCGCCTTTGCGTGTGCACAGCTCTTTTGCTACATCGTAGTTAACGGATGTGCGCGGCTGTACGCCACCAATAACGGCGCTGCCGCCAGTGGCTGTTGAGGCCAAATACTTGCCGATTAATATCTCGCCGCGGGGTACGCCGTTAGTTTGGAACGCAGGGTGAACCCCTGTGCCAAGGTTTAAGTCAACCAGCCCTAAGTCTTCAATATTGAAGCGTGGGATAACGCACATAATGTTAGGGTTACCCTGAGCGTCATACACCACGGTATTGCGGCCGCCAGAATTGTGTTCAATAGCTTTTTTGTAGCCGTCGGTGGCGATAATGGTCAGTCCGGCCGCTTTTTGATCGTAGGTTGATTCGACCTTAGCAATGGAGTCATTGGTTTTTTTATCGATAGCCGCCATCTTGCCAGCGACTTCTTGCGATAACGCCTGTGATGCGGCAGTTTGTGTTG